TAGCATATAATACCTACATCACTTCATACAATGCCAACATGGTATCGAATGAAGTATTCATTGATAGTGCAACATTAAGAGAAAATGTGGTTGCACTTGCAAGAAATATTGGATATTTACCAAAATCACGTAAATCATCAACTGCATATATTACTTTTTTCGTAGATACAACAGATATAACCCCTAGACCATCTACAATTACAATTAAAAAAGGCCCAATCGCATCAAGTTCTGGTAATTTTGGTAATAGTTCGTATATCTTCTCAATTGCAGAAGATATAACGATGCCTGTTGTTGATAATGTTGCAGAATTTAACAATATTAAGATAAATGAAGGGTCATTATTGACTACTAACTTTACTTATAGCTCTAGAAACCCAAATCAGAAGTTTATTTTACCAAATATAGGTATTGATACTGATTTAATTACGGTTTCTGTTAAAACTGACAACTCTGAGTTTGCTCCAGCAACAAAATATAGCAGACAAGACAGTCTTTTTGATATTACCAAGGATTCTAACGTATTTTATCTTCAAGAATCTGATGATGAACAGTATGAAATCTTTTTTGGAGACAATGTTTTCGGAAAAGCACTTGAAGATGGTAATTTTATCACTACAAACTATATTGTATCAAATGGAGAATCTGCAAACGGTGTAAATTCCTTCCAATTTGCTGGTAGAATCGTTTATACTTTAGGTTCAACTGAATATGTTGTTACATCAGGTATATCACTTATCTCAGCAGGTACAGGGTCTGCAGGAGGTGCTACAATAGAGTCTGTAGATTCAATTAAAAAGTATGCTCCACGCATTTATGCCTCTCAAAACCGTGCTTTAACTGCAAATGACTATGAATCATTAATTCCAACTAAAATTTATCCTGATACAGAGTCAATTTCTGTTTTTGGAGGTGAAGAATTAGTTCCTCCTCAGTATGGTAAGGTCTTTATTAGTATAAAACCAAGATTTGGTGATTTTTTACCTAATTTAATCAAACAAAATATTAAAAATAAGCTTAAAAAGTATTCTGTAGCAGGAATTGTTCCAGAAATCCTCGATTTAAAATACCTTTACATAGAAATACACTCCTCGGTATATTATAATACGAATTTAGCTCCATCTGCAGAGGATATTGGTAGTATTGTTACTAACAATTCTCAAAAATATGCAGATTCTAGTGATATGAACAAGTATGGAGCTAGATTTAAGTATAGTAAGTTCCTAAAAATTATTGATGATAGTAGTGATGCTATTACTTCTAACATTACAACAGTCTATATGAGACGTGACTTAAGAGTTGCTCTTAATTCCTTTGCAGAATATGCAATTGGTTTTGGTAATGCATTTCATGTTAAGAGAGCATCTGGTTATAATATTAAATCCAGTTCATTTAAAATTAATGGTTTAACTCAATCAGTATATCTTAGTGATATACCAAATAATGATTTAAAGACTGGTACACTGTTTTTCTTTACTTTACCTTCAGTAAATTCACAAACTCCTACTATTATAAAGAGAAATGTTGGTAAAATTGATTATGAAACTGGAATTGTCATTATAAATCCAGTAAATATTACTGACGGTAAGCAAAAAGATGGCCAAACCATTATTGAAATCTCTACATGCCCACTTTCTAATGATGTTATTGGACTACAAGACCTTTATCTACAATTAGATGTTAGTAATAGTTCATTTAATATGGTTATAGATGAAATTGCTTCGGGATTAGACCCATCAGCATCCAATTATATCGTGACTTCAAGTTATGATAGGGGAAATTTGGTTCGTTCAGGTGGACCTGCTAGTGGTAATATAGATAGTGGTACAACAATTGGTGATACAGCATCTACAGTGACAACTACAGGATACTAATCAATACAAATAAATGTCAGAGAAAAGAGTAAGTCTTACTAACGTATTAGAAAGTCAGTTTCCCGATTATATAAAATCGGAGTATCCTTTAGTCATTGATTTTATTAAACAATATTATCAATCTCAAGAGTCTCAATCAGCTCCGATTGATTTATTGAATAATATTGATCAATATATTAAATTAGACGAAAATACAAATACTACATATTCTGTTGTACTTGGTAGTGATATATCATTTAATGATAATATAATTACTATTGATATGCGTGAATCTCCAACAGGTACGATTGGATTTCCCGATTCCTATGGATTGTTAAAGATTGATGATGAAATTATTACATATACTAGTAAGACAGATACTGCTTTTGAGGGGTGTGTAAGAGGATTTTGTGGAATTACTTCATATAAAGATCCAACTAAATCAGATACTCTAGTTTTTAATAGTACAGCGATAGCAGAACATACAGGTAGTGTTTATGCAAGCAATAATTCACTTACTTCAATTGGATCTACTATTCAAAACTTAAGTTCCTTATTCCTTAAGGAATTTTTGAGAAAAATAAAGTTTCAAGTTTTACCAGGATTTGAAGAAAGAAAATTAACTGATAATTTAAATCAAAATACCTTTATAAAGCAAGCAAAGGATTTTTATTCAACAAAAGGAACTGATCAAGCATTTGAGATACTCTTTAGAGGTTTATATGATTCTGATGTAAAAATTGTAAAACCTCAAGATTTTCTTCTTACACCATCAAATGCTCAGTATCAAATTACTAAGGATTTGGTTGTTGAGCCTATAGAAGGTAACCCAGTAGACTTAATTAATTCTACTATTTTTCAAAAAACAACAAGTGGTGAAGATCAAGGATATTCACCTATAGCTTCAGTTGAAGAAGTATACAGTGGTGTTGGTCAAACTTATTATAGATTAAGTCTTGATGGTGGTTATAATAAAGATATTAGAGTTGATGGTTCAATATACGGTAAATTTACTGTTCAACCTACAACAAAGGCAATTGGAAGTGTTGCTGTAGGTTCAACATATATTACTGTTGATTCTACAATAGGTTTCCCTGAATCAGGTGACCTTTATGTTTCTTATGGATCAACTGTAGGTATAGTTTCTTATACTGAAAAATCAGATAACCAATTCTTTGGTGTTGAAGGACTTGTTGGTGTAGTAACTGATACTTATAGTGTTGGAATAGCCACTTATGCATTTGGTACATCTTCAGTTGATGGTTCGGATATAAAAGTAAGAATTGGTTCTGTATTATCTGATTTTGAGTATGAAAGTACATCATTTGATTATTCAGTAGGTGATATTGCAAAAATAAAGACTTTAGGTATATCCGATACTTCAGATAAAGCTGAAAATTGGTTTTATAATGTAGCACCTGTTTATAAGGTTGATAAATTAACCCTAATTGACACTGCAGAACCAAGAACTTATCAAGTAGATTTTGATGTTGATCATTATTTTGATATTGGTGATAGTGCATCACTTATTAGTTCTTCTGGTGTATCATTAGTATCAGCTGTTACTAAAATTAAAAATGCAAAGTCAATTATTATTCGTAGAGAAGGTTTTATTGATGTAACAGGAACATTTACCTTAAGAAAAAATATTTTAAATGTAGATGCCACAAATTTCCCTAATGCTAATAAATTTACATCTAATGTTCAGAATCTTTATACGAAAGATAGTGATTTAATAGTTGCATCTTCATCTATTTCTTCTTATGATTCTCAAGCACTTGAAGTTACTGATAGATCAGTTACATTCTCTGGTACTTTTAATGGAAGTACATTTGAAATAACCCCTGATAGAGATCATGGATTCTATACTGGGGATCCTGTTTATTATACTCCTGAAAAAATAGAAAGTGAGACATATAATGCAATTACTGGCCAAATAGACACTTTAACTTCTACAAATCTATTTTTACCTAAAGAGGGTCTTTATTTTATTAAAAGAATAGATTCTAATAATGTAAAATTTGCAAATAGTAGATCAGATATTCATAATAGTATCTTTATTAACTTTACTACTGCTGTTACTGTTAATAATCAAAGAATAGAACCATATACTTTTAAAGGTAAGACATTAGTATCACAAAAACTTTATAGAAAGTTATCTACTCCTACTAATGATGGTAATAAAGTTTCTACTCCATCTGGATTTACAGGAATTTTAATAAATGGTGTTGAGATATTAAATTATAAGTCTAATGATTTTTGTTATTATGGACAATTAGAAAATATTGATGTTATTACTACTGGTGATGAATATGATGTTATTAATCCACCAGATTTAATAATTGAGGATTCAGTTGGGACAGGAGCAACAGGTAAGGTATCATTATCAGGATCTCTTAGAGAAATTAAAATAGTTGATCCTGGATTTGACTATGTTGAAGAACCAATAGTTTCTATTACTGGTGGTAATGGTAATGGTGCCTTGGCTTCCGTAAGTTTGAAGTCTATTGAACATTTTGCCGAATTTAATTCAGAAAATCCAGTAGATGTTGGTATAGGAACCACTGTATCTACTTTACATTTCCCAACTGCTCATAAATTTAGGAATATTGAGAAAGTAACCTATAATCCACAAGCACAAAAAGCAATTTCTGGATTAAGTACAAATTCAGTATATTATGCTCGTGTAGTAGATACGCAAACTGTTAAATTACATTATAATGAAGCAGATGCTCTTGCAGGAATTGGTACAGTAACATTATTGACTTTAGGGGAAGGTACTCAAAGAATATCTTCTTATAATCCTAAAAATATTATTGAATCTATTAATGTAGTTAATGGTGGTCAAAATTATCAAAATAAAGAGAAAATTGCAAATCCAACAGGTATAAGCACATTCTTAAACTCTGTTACTATTACAAATCATGATTATGCTTCAGGAGAAGTTATAAAATATGTTTCTATTGGTTCCTCTGTTGGGGGATTGTCTAGTGGTAGTGAATACTATGTAACTAAAGTGGATGATAGCAACTTTAAACTATCACAAGTTGGTGTAGGAACTGATAATAAAGATTTTTATTATAGAACTAATCAGTATGTTGATATAACTTCTGTTGGTGTAGGAACTCACAAATTCAATTATCCTGATATAACTGTAAATATAGCAGGAAAAACAGGTGAATCTTTATCATCTTATCAAGCTCAAGCATACCCAATATTTAAGGGAGGGATTACCTCTGTTCAGGTAACTTCTAATGGTTCTGAATATGGGTCATCCGAAGTCTTAAACTTTAATAGACAACCTGTTATTAGTCTTTCTAGGGGTGGTGGAGCACAATTAAAACCAATTATAAGTCAAGGTAAGATAGTTCAAGTTATAGTCCTTGCTACTGGTAGGGGATATAAAGGTTTACCAAATATTAATATAAATGGTATAGGAGAAGGTGCATTTTTAACCCCAATTTTAAATAATGGGGAGATTGAATCAATAAAAATAATTGAACCTGGAAATGGTTATATAGAATCTGATACAACTGTTACAGTAGAAGCAACTGGTTCTGGAGCTATTTTTGAATCCAGAATACAAAGTTGGAGAGTTAATCTTTTCCATAAGAATGGTGGATCAGAAGGATTAGCAAATATTCCACTTGATGACGGATATATTACAAATCCATTAAATCCAAAATCAGGTTTACAATACTCTCATATCTACACACCTAGAAAATTAAGAGAAAGTGTATTTGCAGTTGATCAGATTGGAAGAAAATTATATGGAGAAACTGATCTAAGAAAAGAAAATGGTCAAGAAGTTACATCGGTTAGTCATTCCCCTGTAATTGGATGGGCTTATGATGGCAATCCAATATATGGACCTTATGGTTACAGTTCAATACAAGGTGGTGTTGTAAATCAGATGAAATCTGGATATTCGATTTCATTAAAGGATAATAGACCATCAACAGATATATTCCCTAATGGATTCTTTATAGAAGACTATAATTACACTAAAGTAAATGATGAAACAGTATTAGATGAGAACAATGGTAGGTTCTGTGTGACCCCAGAATACCCAAATGGTACATATGCCTATTTCACTACAATTGACCCCAATGTAGTCGATTCTGCGGGGGTTTTTGCTGGATATAGAAGACCTGTATTCCCCTATATCATAGGAGATAAATTTAACTCTATTATTGATACTTTTAATTATGATGTAAATTCAATTCAAAACAGTTATGATTTAGTATCTAACAAATATTATAGAAATACCGCACCTTATAATCTTATAGAGAAAACTCTTAATTATCAATATATTGATATTCCTGATAATTTAAGTCAATCAGTTAAGATAAAAGCAACAACTCCAGGAAATATTCAATCAGTAGGAATAGAAACTGGTGGTAGAGATTATCAAATTGCAGATCGGATTGTTTTAGATGATTCTGAAACTAAAGGTTATGGTGGAGATATTAGTATTGTTAAGGTTTCTGGTAAAGATGTAAGCAATATTAGTGTAGCTACTACTAGTGTTTCTAGTATGGAGATTTATAATTCTAATGATTCTGGTCATTATCACTTAATATCGGAGTCTGCTCATCCATTTAAGAAAAATGATACTATTACAATATCGGGATTATCGACAGCTGGATTGAAATTAGATGGTTCATATACTGTCGGATTAACTGTAAATACATTATCTTTAGTTGGATTAGGAACAACTTCTGCTGGTATTGGAACTGATGGTGTTACTGGGATAGTTACTTACGTTAATGTTGGTGGTGATTTAAGAAATACTATTTCAAATGATCTTTTACAAATAGAGGAAGAGATTGTTAAGGTATTAAATGTAGATAGAGAGCAATCTAGACTTAGAATTTTACGTTCTTTTAATAATGTAGGTACAGAACATACAGCAGGATCTATTTTTACAGAGCTTCCTAGAGAATTTAATATAAAATCTAATAAAAATATAAAGGAAATAGTAAAAAGGAATAAAGAATTCTACTTTAATCCTTTAGATTCTGTAGCTCTTGGTTCTACTTCTGGTGTTGGTATAGGAACTACTATTACTTTCTCTAATCCAGGAGCAGGTGTAACACAATTATTTGTTCCTACTAAAACAATTTACATTAAAGATAATAATTTACAAACAGGTGATTTAGTAACGTACTTTACAAATACTGGAACACCTCTAAAAGTTTCTAATGGTCCAACTACCTTTGACTTAACAAATCAACAACAGTTGTTTGTGGCTAAAGTAGGTAATGATTTAATCGGATTATCTACAGTTCGTGTTGGAGTAGGTACTACTGGAACATTTGTAGGTATAGCCAGTACTCAAAGAAGTCAATCAACATTAATGTTTGCTGGATTGGGAACGGGTACTTACCATAGCCTTAAAACTAATTATGATGCAATAACTGGAAAAGTATCAAGAAATCTTGTTACAGTATCTACTTCAAGCACTCATGGATTAATTACTAATGATCTTGTTGATATTGATGTTAATCCTTCAATAGGATCCACTTATAAAGTTGTTTATAATGATTTAAATAGACGAACTGTTGTAAATCCAAGAGATTTTGCTGACGCTGATATTGATGTTAATGCAGATTCTATTGAAATATTGAATCATGGGTATACGACTGGTCAAAAGGTAATTCACACTGCTGCAACGCCAGCAGGAGGTCTTATAGAAGGTGGAATGTACTATGTTGTGAAGGTGGGAGATAATAGTATTAAATTAGCAACAACAGAATATAATGCTACATTAGAAGATCCTATTGTAGTTAATATTACAGCAACAGCAACAGGAACAATTTCTCCAATCAATCCTCCATTAAAATTATATAAAGATTCTACAATAACTTTTGATTTGTCTGATTCATCACTTTCATTTGTTAAACAATCTACTAGATATCCTGCATTTACCTTAGATTTCTTTACTGATGAGAACTTTACTGATGAATGGGATAAGAATACTTCTATAAAAGCGTTTGCAGTTAATAGAACAGGGGAAGTGGGTATTACTACAGATCCTGTGGCTTCTGCTCTATTGACAGTAGATAAAAATACTCCTACAAAGTTATTCTATAAATTGACACCTATTTTTGAAAGTAGTCCACCTTTAGAAAAAACTCAGGCAATTATTGATAATGATGTTGTATCTAATAGTTTACTTGAGATTAAAGAGAGTGTTTATAATGGAGAATATAAAGTATCGGTAGGAACAACTAGTACCTTCACCTATACTATAGCAGATGTTCCTGAAAAGTCTTCATATTCATCTGTCTCTAAACTATCATACAAAACATCATCGGCCAGTGCATTTGGTCCTATTAGTGATTTACTTATTAAGAATTCAGGAAATAATTACTATACTTTCCCTACTATTTCTACAATAACATCTGAGTTTGGTACTAATGCAATATTAAGTATTGGAAGTACAAATATTGGGCAAATTAAGAAAGGTACTATTCAAAATATTGGATTTAATTTCCCAACAGACAAAACACTACAACCAAGTGTTGGATTGCCTCAAATTATAGAAATTGATGATTTCTCTACTATTAAATCTATTGGTATTACTTCTGTTGGTAGGGGTTATACGATAGCACCATTACCCGTTATAGTTGATGGAAAAACTAACAATGAAGTGAAAGACGTTGAATTGCATTATACACTTGGTGATACTGATGTAACTATTATTAAAAATACATTTGGAATGAGTAATCTTCCTCCAATTGTAATACCAACCCGTAATAGTAATGGTGTTGCTATTAGTACAGTTGGATTTAATAGTATTACTAAAGATGTAACACTTGGATTGGGAACAGTTTACAGTGATGCAGCTGAGTTCCCATTTGTTCTTGGTGATAAGGTATTAATTGAAAATATTAGTGTTGGTGTTGGTTCTACTGGTATAGGATATAATTCTTCTGCATATGATTACAAATTATTCAGTATAAAATCTATTACACCAACTATTGGTGGATTTGGTACTGTTTCATATAATATGAGTGATGAACTTACTGATATAGTAACTCCTGGTGCATTTGATCCTACTAATTCTGATGGGCAAATAATTGCACAAAAAACATTCCCATTATTTAATGTTACTTTTGATAGTAAGAATTTCTTCCCTGGAGAAACTGTTACTTCTGGAACATCTACTGGTGAGGTAGAAAGTTGGGATCAGAGAGTTGGTGTATTAAGAGTCTCCTCAAGTGATTCGTTTAATGTTGGAGTAGCAATTCAAGGACAATCTTCTAAGACAAGTGGAACACCAACTAGTGTTACTACATATGATGCTTTCTTAGAATATGATGCAACTTCTACTGTTGAGCATGGATGGCAAACTAATTCTGGATTTATAAATGATAATCAGCAAAGAGTACAGGATAGTTTCTATTATCAGAACTTCTCATATGCATTAAAATCAAAAATTGATTTTGATACATGGAATGATGTTGTATCAAGTTTAAATCATACATTAGGATTTAAGAAATTCTCTGATTATCAGTTAGAATCATCTATAGGTCTTGATAATCGGGAGTTGGTAGTTGGTCTTACTACTAATCAAACTGCATATGAGATTGTATCTGATTTACATAATGTCGTTGATCTAAATTGTAGATATGGTTATGCATCTGTTAAAGAAAATTCTTTAGATATTGGTGGTCAATTAGCTTCTAATGAAGTTATATTTGATAGAGGTGAGTTAACTGATTATTTTGAATCATTTGGTAATAGAGTTCTTTCTATTGATGATTTAAGTCCTCAATTTAATAGTGTACCTAGAGCAACTAAGTTTAGTGTTGTTACATCTTTCCCTATAGCAGAATCAAGAACATTTAAGTTTATTACTTTTGTAAAGGATAGAAGATATACTGCTGAAAGACAAATGATGATCGTTGACATAGCTCATGATACTACATTTGCATATATCAATCAGTATGGTAGGGTTGAGACTTTATCTGATATGGGAACGTTTGATTTTGTCATATCAGGATCTGAAGGTCAATTATTATTCTATCCAACTAAAACTGAAGTTAATGATTATGATATTGCAACTCTAACTTATAGATTAGATGATAATCTAAAGGGTATTGCTAGTCAGCAATTAAGTGGTGCGGTAAAGATTGATACAAGTAGCCATAAGGTTGCTGTAGGAGTCACAGAAACGGTTGTAGGGTTTGCGAGTACATATAGGTCAGCTAAGATATTAGTAGGTGTTACTAAGGATGCTGGTGGAGATGGAACAACTATAATAGGAAATGAATTTGAGTTTGATGAACTTAATGTAATTCATGATGGTACAGATGTAACCATTGTAGAGTATCCACAAGTTTCTACAGACCAGAATCCATTTGAGACTCCAGGGTTGGGAACTTATAGGGGATATATTGCTGGTGGTCAAGTAAAAATTGATTTTGCACCTGCTGTTGGAGTTGGAACAACTTCTATTGTAAATACCGTTCAAGTTTTGATGGGTAATGATGCTTCTACTGGTATTGGAACAGAAGATTTAAGACATGCAAGGTTGCAAGGACAAACAACTAATATTGCATCTTCTGGAACACCTACCGAAAATGTTATTGCTAAATTCCCATCTCAGACATCTTCTGTAGTTGATGAGTTTGATGCTGCATATTTTGTAGTTCAAGTTACTGATAAAACTAATAATGAATATCAAATGTCTGAGGTTATAGTTGTTGATGACTATAATGAAACAATAGGTACTGGAGATGCTTATGATAATGAGTATGGTATTGTTCGCACTGCGGCTGGATTAGGAACTATTGGTTCAAGACTTGATATAAACAATGGTGGTGTTACTTATACCGAATTGGTATTCACACCAAATGCAAATATTGCTGCTCATGTTAATGTATACATGAATGCAATTAAATTTGATAATGGAACAAAAGATGAGATAGATTTAACTGTTGCTACAATTCAATCTGAATATGGAACTTATAAGGGAACCCATAGTGATGTTAAGAGAGCCTTTGAAGTAAAACATGATAATAATCCAATATTTGAAAAAGAATTCCTGGGTAATAATGTAGGTATTGTTTCTACCACTAGTAATACCGTTAAAATACCAAATCATTTCTTTGTTAGTGGAGAAAAGGTAAATTATAGACATTCAGGTGCTGGATCAACTCAAGCAATAGGAATTACCTCTGCTAGTTTTGTTGGTATAGGAACTACTGATAAAATGCCTGGTGATTTATACGTTATTAAAATTGATGATAACTTTATTAAGTTGGCATCAAGTGCTGAAAATTCATTAAAACCTTCCCCACAGAGTTTAGATATAGTCAGTGTTGGTATTGGTACATCGCATAGATTTGTATCTACAAACCAAAATTCTAAGGTACTTGTTGCTATTGATAATGCAATTCAATCCCCAGTGGTTGCCTCTGCAATTACAGCTTCACTTTCAAATAATTGTAGTTTTGTTGATGACATAATACAATTTACTGGAATTACTTCGTTCTTTAGTGGCGATTTAATACAAGTTGGTACAGAAATAATGAAGATTGAAGGTGTTGGTATAGGAAGCACCAATTATATTAGAGTTAAGAGACCTTGGTTAGGAACTCAAAGTGTTGGTTATGATACAGGTGCTTTGGTTACTAAGGTAAGTGGTGATTATAATATTGTAGGTAATACGATGAATTTCGTAGCTCCACCTCATGGTAATCTTCCTATGAGTTCTACTACAAATCCTCCTGATAGTAGGGATTGGGTAGGAGTATCTACAAGTTCAAGTTTCCAAGGAAGATCATTTATAAGATCTGGAGAACTGGGTGGTGTAAATGAGACATATACTAGAAACTATATTTTCGATGATATATCATCAGAATTTAATTCCATCAATAAAGATTTTACTTTAAAATCTGGCGGGTCAGATGTGAGTGGAATTAAAGATGATAATGCTATTATTTTAATTAATGATATATTCCAAGATCCTGGTCCAACAAATAATTATGTTTTAGATGAACCAGGTAATGTAGGTGTTACTACTTTGGGATTTGTTGGAACTGCAGTATCAGTAACTAATGATGTTGGTATTTCATCATTCCCTAAAGGAGGAATAATACTATCAGTTGGATCTACTAATGGACTTGGTTATCAACCATTAGTAGCTGCTGGTGGAACAGCAGTTGTATCTACTGCAGGAACTATTAGTTCTATTTCTATAGGAAATACAGGTTCTGGATATAGATCAGGAATTCAACCAATAAGAGTTGGTGTTGCTACCCATAGTGGTGCAAAACTCATTAATGTAGGAACTGCATCTGTATCTGGTGGTCATGTAACTGGAATAGCAGTAACTAATCCTCACGTTTTCTATAAGAAGAAGACAATAAACAATGTGGTATATGATAATACTACAGGAATAACAACTATTACTACTCGTGAGAAACATGGATTAATTGTAGGAGATGAAGCTAAACTATCTGGAATAGCATTTACTTGTGATTATTCTCCAAGATTAGGAATTACAACTGCTGATTATAATAATGTAGTTGGTATCATGACTGTTACCACTAATGGTAATCATGGACTAGTAGTGAATAAGGATGTTATCTTTACTGGATTAGCATTTACATGTGGTTTAGATAATGGTGCTTCAACTCATTATTATCCAAGAGGTGAAGATCCCACTTACAATACATCAGTTGCTATTATAGGAGACGGAAAGAAGAGTACAGTAACAAATGCTTCATATAACCCAACAACGGGTATTATGACGCTTACAGTACCTTCTCATGGTTTATCTAATGGTGATAAGGTTAAACTTGAGCTTAATTCATTAACCTTTACCTGTGCTAAAGATGATCATGCCACAGAGCATTCATATCCAAGAGCGACGGATCCAATTGCTGCACAATGGGTAGCAATTACTAATAAGACTACTAATACTTTTAGAATTCAAGTTTTAAGTTCAACACCTTCAACTAATACAAGTGCTCATACCTTTGTCAGAGCAACTGCAAATGGTATTACTTTAAATGATGGAAAGATTACAATAGATGTTGGTTTTGGTGCTCCAAATGATCAGTATGCACATACATTTGTTTCAGCAACTGCTGGTGCGGTAACAAGTGGTGGTAATTATCAACATCAGTTTGTAGAAGCTGTTTCTGGATGTATTAGTATAACTGGTTCTACAAATACACTTACACCAACTGCTGCTGATTATAATCCTGCTGCTGGAATTATAACATTCACATCTGCAGCACATGGATTAACAACATCCGATAGTATTAAGATTTCAACTGATGGAATAGTTCTTAGATGTGCAATGGATAACTATGCATCATTGCATTCTTATCCAAGAATAACTGATCCTATTCATGATACTGCAGTTAGTGTTGCATCTACAACTGCAAATACATTTAGTTTAAATGTTGGGGCATCTCCTCTAGTAAGTCATAACGTATCTGCTGCTGATTATAATGCAGTATCTGGTATCATGACTATGACAATTGGTGCTCATACATTAAAGACTGGAACTAGCATCAAATTAGGAACTGAATCATTAACATTCCAGTGTGCGAAGGATGGTAATGCAACTAACCACAGATATCCAAGAAAACCAGATCCTTATTATAATGGTACTCCAGTAACTAATGTTCTTGGTGTTGATAAGTTTGAAGTTAATATCGGTATTTCTACAGTTCCATCATTCTATGTTGGATTGGGTTCTGTTCAAGGGGCATTACTTGCACCAAGAGCAAATGGTAAAGATCCAGCTATTGATCCACGTGCTGTACTTAATGTTTTAAGTGATACTAGTTTTGAAGTTAATACTGGGTTAACTACTTGCCCACACTTCTATGCAAGAGGTGGTAAGGTTGATAAACCATTTGAAGTTCTTATTGATGAACCACTATCTTACAGTAGTATTCCTTTAATTTACTCATCTAGTTCTGTTACAGGTGTAGGAACAAGTGGAACTGCTGATATAGTTGTTGGTCAAGGATCTAGTGTTATTTCCTTTGTTATAAGAGATGAAGGTTATGGGTATGGTGTTAATGAAATACTTACTGTTCCTATTGGTGGCCCACTTGGTATTCCAACAACTTCTGCATATGAAGAATTCCAATTAACAGTACAGGAAGAAGTTACTGATAAATTTACTGGTTGGTCTATTGGAATGCTTCAGTCTTTGGATAGACTTGATTCATTATTTGATAATGAGAAAAAGGCATTTACTATGACACTTGATAATGAACCACTTGCTATAAAAGCAAGAGAAGGATCTCCTATTAATGTTCAGGATACATTATTAGTATTTGTTAATGATATTTTACAAGTTCCTGGTCAAGGATATGTATTTGAAGGTGGTAGTATTATTACATTCACAGAAGCACCTAAAGATGGTGATACATGTAAGATTATCTTCTATAAAGGAAGTGGATCTGTTGACGTTGTATTCAGAGATATTATTGATTCCGTAAAACCTGGTGATGGTGTAGATATTGGATATGATCCTCAACTAGGGCAGAAATATTGGGAAGATGAAGATAAGAGAGTTGTAACTAAGATCAATTCTATTGATAATGCAGGAACTAATATTTACTATGGTCCAGGTAATACTAATGATGAGAATTTATTAAGACCTGTAGATTGGTATAAGCAAACTGAAGATACTATTATTAACCAAAAGAGAGTATCTAAAGCTAGAGAACTTTATGAACCATTGGTTAATCCTACTGCATACTTAATTAAGAGTGTTGGACTTGGATCTACATCAATATTTGTTGATAATATTAGACCATTCTTTAATCCAACTAACGAATCTGATGGTAGCAAAACTTTCCAAGATAAAGTTACTATCATCTCACAAGATTCTAAGGTAGGTGCGATTGCTACAGCAACAGTTAATACATCAGGAAATGTTACTGGATTTACTATCAGTAATGCTGGTGTGGGTTATACAGGTACTCCTTTGGTTTCTATTCAGTCATCAACGGGAACACAAGCTACAGCAACTGCATCAGTTACATCAGGTATTGTAACTACTATTACTGTTGCAAATGCTGGATCAGATTATTCATCTACAACACCTCCTATCATCTTAATTGACCCACCAACATTAATATCAGAAACTGATAATGTTAGTTCTTATCATGGAGATGCTGGTGTAATTGTTGGATTGGGTACTGTTAAAGTAGGTACTCAACAGAAAATTAGAGTTGACTTACATATACCTCTAGATTCATATTTAAGAGATACTGATGTAGTATCAGCAGCTGCTACTTTAAGTTCTCTAAGTGTTAATGATTATTTCATTCTTTCAAATACAAATCAAACTGTTGGAAATACTATTAATTCCTATGATAGTGCTGCTGCTGTAATTGGTATAGCAACTAATAACCTTGATACCATATATCAAGTTGAATCTGCTTCAAATCTTACAACTTCTGTAGTTGGTGTAGGAACAACGGTTGTCCGAAGAGTATTTGCAAGAGTTAGTGGAATAACTAGTGTTGGAATAAATACAACATCTACTTATCTTGGTAGTTATAGTTGGGGTAGAATTGATCTTCATTCAAGAAGTGAAGATAATACATTCAATGCCTATGGAGATTCTGGATTTGTTGGTATTAAAACATCAGCAATTATTCAAAGAACAACTCCATTGAAATCGGATAATTATTCTTAATTATAAATTTATATAATAAAACTAATCTAAATAAATAAAAACTTTTCACAATGTCTGCTATCATAACAGATCAAATTAGAATATTAAATGCGAAGAATTTTGTAGCAGGTATTGGTGCTACAAGTAATTCCTATTATTCTTTTATAGGTTTGCCAAACCCATCTGATGTTCAGAGTGATTGGGATGAGTCTCCTCCTGCTCCAAAAGATAATTTTGAAGAAGAAGATTCATATTGGGATACTATGATTGCATTGAAGAAAATCAATGCATCTGATGTTAGGCAGGTAGTGAGGAAAAGAACTTGGACTTCTGGTACAATTTATGATATGTATCGGAGTGATTATAGTAGTTCTAATAGAGCAAAAATCTCTGGAGCAACTAATTTATATTCTGCGTCTTATTATGTTTTAAATGCTGATTTTAGAGTGTATGAGTGCTTACAGAATGGAACTGATCCCGATAATCCTAATGGAAGGCCATCTTTAGATGAACCTACTTTTACTGATTTAGAACCTCGTTCTGCAGGTAGTAGTGGTGATGGTTATATTTGGAAGTATCTTTATACAATTAAACCAGCTGATATTGTAAAATTTGAATCAACTGATTTCTTACCAGTTCCTCAAGATTGGGCAACATCTATTGATGCTTCTTCTGTTAGGAATAATGCAGTTGATGGTTCACTTAAAATAGTAACTGTTACTAATAGGGGAACTGCAATAGGAAATACTGCTACATCATATACTAATGTTCCTATTAAAGGAAATGGTAGTGGTGGTCAATGTACTGTTGTTGTTAATAATGAGTATAAGATTGATTCTGTTACTGTAACTACTCAGGGATATGGGTATACATATGGTTCTGTAGATTTACTTGCAGGTGGAGTTCCGACAGGAACTACTATCCCTACATTTGATGTCATCATCCCACCTGAAGGTGGTCATGGTGCAGACATTTATAGAGAACTTGGTGCATTTAATGTACTATTATATTCTAGAATTGAAAATGATACTGAGAATCCTGATTTTATTACTGGAAACCAAATCGCAAGAGTTGGTGTAGTTGAGAATCCAAGAGTAACTACTAATACATTATTAACATCCGATAAAGCAAGTGCTGTACCAGCTTTAAGACTTACTGGTGTTGGTTATAGTTCTGCTAATTTTACTGCAGATACTATCATAAGACAAACTATTGGAACAGGTAAAACTGCAGTTGGTAAAGTAATTAGTTATGATTCTAATACTGGAGTTTTAAAGTACTGGCAGGATAAATCACTTGCTGGATTTACTACTGTTGGTGCTGCAATTACAAACCCTACCTATGGGTATGAATTATTACAATTTACTAGTACTCCTTCTGGTACTGGTACTGTGACAATTGTTCCAGATTCAGGAACAAACTCGAATTTGGGTATTGATACAGTCTTTAGCGGTATTTCGACTGTAATAAATAATAGGACATATAACCTTGGTCAATCTTTCGTGAGTGGGATTGCTGGTCCTGAGGCCAAAAAGTATTCAGGAAACATCATATATGTAGATAACCGTCCTTCTATAACTAGGTCGGTAAATCAAAAAGAAGATATTAAAATCATTTTGCAGTTCTAAAAAATCATGCCACAGCAAACGAATCTAAATGTAGCTCCTTATTTTGATGATTTTGATTCAGCAAATGATTTTCATAAGGTACTGTTCAAACCTGGATATCCAGTTCAGGCTAGAGAATTAACGACATTACAATCAATATTACAAAATCAAGTTGAAAAATTTGGTCAGCATTTTTTTAAAGAAGGTGCAAAAGTAATACCTGGGAATGTTTCATATAATAAACAATATTATGCTGTTCAATTAAGTAGCACATACCAAGGGGTTCCTATATCTGCGTATATTGATCAGTTAGTTGGATTAAAAATTACAGGTGCAAGATCTGGTGTTACTGCAGTTGTTGATAAGATATTATTAGCAGAAAATTCAGAAAGAGGATATTTAACATTATATGTAAATTATCTTTCATCAAATACTCAAGATAATTCAACACAAACATTTTTAGATGGTGAGGATATTTATTGCGGTAAAACTATTGTATCTGGACTATTAGGAAATTCTGCAATAACTGCAGGTAGTCCAGTAGCTACTACTATTCCAAATGGATCTACTGCAACGGGATCATCATTCTCTGTTCAAGATGGTGTATATTTTATCAGAGGTAATTTTGTAAATGTTTCATCCGAAACATTAGTTCTTGATCAATATGATACTGATCCAAGTTATAGGGTTGGATTTTTTGTAAATGAGCAGGTAATTAATTCTGATATGGATCAAACTCTGAATGATAATTCTCAGGGTTTCAATAATTATTCTGCACCAGGTGCTGATAGATTGAAAATATCAGTAAATCTGTTTAAAAAGACTCTTTCTGATTTAAATGATGATAATTTTGTAGAATTAGCAGTAATTGAAAATGGTATTATAAAGACAAAAGCAAAGAGTGGAAGTACTAGTGGATCTATTTTTGCAAAAGATTTAAATGATTCATTAGCAAAAAGAACATATGAAACATTTGGTGATTATCTAGTAAGGGCATTTGATATAACAGTATTAGAATCATTAAATGATAATCAAGGAAATAATGGTGTATTTAATGCTGGTCAATCAACTCCTGGTGGAGTAGCAGCATCTGATAATGATATGCTTTATAAGGTTGGTCCAGGTAAATCATATGTTAAAGGATATCCTGTACAGACTTTAGCATCGACATTTTTAGATTCACCTAAAACAAGAACTACAAAAACATTAAAACAACAATCATTAACTTATAATACTGGATCTACATTATCTTTAAATCGTGTTTATGGGTCTGCTGAAATTGGAGTTGGTAATACTTATGTTGTTAGTTTAAGAGATACTAGAGTTGGTGCTAATGGTTATGATGTGCCAGGAAAAGAAATTGGAATGGCCAGAGTATATGATTTCAAATTAGAATCAGGATCATATAATGCATCAAATGGAAATTTAAATGAGTGGGATTTGAGTTTATTTGATGTTCAAACAACTTCTGAAATCACTGTTAATGAACCTACAACACTATCAATTCCAACATATGTTAAAGGTGCTCAAACTGGAGCAACTGCTTTCCTTAGAGACGCAGTAACTGCTGGTGTTGCACTTACTGTGTATGAAAGACAGGGTGAATTTAATCCTAATGAGCCATTAATATTCAATGGCGAAGCAAATGGTAGAATTGCTATTGCAATTACAAATCATACTATTTCTGATGTAAAATCAGTATATGCAACTGATAATGGTTTAGTTGGTGTTAATACCTTTAGTGCTGATATTCTACCAACAGTAAAGGCAAATATTGGTATTGCTTCTATTACACAAGTAAAAGCAGGAATTAGTACTATAACAAGTACAAATGTATTATTTCCAAAAGCAGTAGAGGTTGGAAATCTTATTAAATTTAGTAATTTAGCAAATTCAGATGATCCAACTTTAGCAAAAGTTATATCTGTTGGTTCAAATCTAGTTACCATTCAAGGTGTAGAAACTGTAGCAGGAATATGTAATGGTGTTTTGCCAGCTAGTACAATAAATGTCACAGATTTGACTGTACAATCTTCAGATGTACAAACATCTAGTGATGACAAATTATTTACATGGTTACCCAAGCATAATATAGCAACTGTTGATTTGACAGATGCATCAATTACAATAAGAAAAGTATTTACAGTTAATATAGCAGGTAATCAGATAGACGGTGGAACTATTCCTACTGCAGGAGAAAATGAAACCTTCTTACCGTTTGATGAGGAAAGATATTCATTAACAAGATCAAATGGTGCTACAGAAGTACTAACCTCTGATAAGGTTCAATTTGTATCAGGTAGTGGTGGAAGATTATTACAAATTTATAATTTAGGTGCTGCTGATACTGGTGCAACTTTAACAGCAACTTTAACTAAAATTAAACCAAAGGCTAAAGTTAAGATAAGAAATAGAGTTCAATCTATTGTTATTAATAAGTCTAAGAATGATGGTTCTGGTATAGGAGCTACTACTTTAAATAATGGATTAGAATATGGTAATTATCCTTTCGGTACAAGAGTTGAAGATAGTCTAATATCACTTAATACTCCAGATATTATTACTATCCATAGTATATTTGAATCATCAGATACTCAAGATCCTTCTGCACCTAAACTTACATTATCATCTATATTGAGTGCATCTACAACAACTGAAGAGTATGTTGTAGGAGAATTATTAACAGGCCAATCTAGTGGTGCTGCTGCTATCGTTGCTGGAAAATTAACTAGTAATCAAATTTCTGTTCTTTATAAGAATGATAATGTGTTTAAAGAAGGTGAATCTATATTATCTTCTGAATCGCAATTCACTGCAACTATTACTACTTTAAATTCACCTAGTTTTGATATATCTAATAATTATTCCTTTGATAATGGACAAGAGGCAACCATTTATAACTATGGTGCTATTGAGAAAAAAGCAGATGCAGACGCTCCAACAAAGAAATTAATTGTTTATTTTGCTAGTGGTTCTTATGATGCAACAGATACAGGAGATATTACTACTGTTGAATCGTATGATACTTATAATTATGGTAAAGAAATTCCAATGTTTAATGGAATGAGTAATTCTGATATTATTGATATCAGACCAAGAGTTCAAGATTATTCAGTAGCAGTAAATACAAGATCTCCATTTGAATTCTTGGGTAGAACATTCTCAACTACATCAAATTCTGCTGCAAATGTATTAGCATCTGATGAGGCTCTTTTAACTACTTTCTCTTATTATCAAGGTAGAATTGATAGAATTTTTATTAATAGAGATTCTTCTCTTCAAGTAAAATATGGAACACCTGCAGATAAACCAGATCTCCCAGAAGGTGTTAGTGATGCTTTAGAATTAGCACAGTTAACACTTCCTCCATACATTTATGATGTAAAAGATGTTTCAGTTGAATTTTTAAAATATAAGAAATTTAAGATGAGTGATCTTAAGGATCTTGAGGATAGAGTTAAGAGTTTAGAATATTATACAACACTATCAATGTTAGAAAATGCAACTTCTAACATGTTTATTCCTGATCAGGATGGATTTAATAGATTTAAATCAGGATTCTTTGTTGACAACTTTACATCAGTTGGAGCACAAGAAACTGCATTCACTGCTTCACTTGCTAATAGTATTGATTTGAACGAACAATCATTGCGTCCAAAGCATTATACAAATTCATTAAGTCTTATACCTGGACCTGTGGTTAATGTTGATACTACTGCAGATGCTGCATTCTCTTTAATTGAGGGTGTTAATGTAAGAAGAACTGGCGATATTGTTAGTTTGGATTATGCAGAAGTAGAATATGTAAAACAATCATTCGGAACTAGAAGTGAAAGTGTAACTCCATTCATGATAAGTTTCTGGCAAGGAACTGTTGAAATGACTCCAGCAACAGACAACTGGGTTGATACCGTAAGATTGGAAGCTAGGGTTATTAATAATGAAGGTAATTTTGCTGCAGTACTTGCAGATGCAAGAGAAAATCTTGGATTTAGTCAGGACGGTTTTGCAGGAACCATTTGGAATTCTTGGCAAACTAACTGGCAAGGAACTAGAACAACTGAGAGACGAGTTAATAGGGGAACCACTACAAGTACACACTCTCATGATGGTGGTAGGAGTGGTAGTAGAACTTCAACTACTGTATTTGAAAATGAAAGATTAACTATTGAATCTGGGACACAATCCAGGACAGGAACAAGACGTGCAGTTGTTGAACAGTTTGATAGAGAATCTTTAGGTGATAGGACTATAAGTAGAGATATAGTTCTATTCTTAAGGTCTAGAAATATACAGATAGTTGCTAAGAGAATTAAACCATTAACACAGATATATGCATTCTTTGATGGTAAGGATGTAAGTAAGTACGTAACTCCAAAATTATTAGAAATTCAAATGACTTCTGGTATATTCCAAGTTGGGGAATCAGTGGTTGCTACTCAAGGTGGAACAGGATTAGGTGACATATCAGCACCTAATACAAGTGCTGGAGCGATATTTAGAGTTGCTCAACCAAAACATAAAGGTGGACCATATAATATTCCTACATCAACATTTTCAGATAACCCATATACTTATAAGTCTATTCCATCAAGTTATTCTGCATCTTCTACACTATTGAACATAGATGTTCGTTCAATGGCAGATGAGGCTCAAGGAGATTATTATGGTTGGGTGGAATCAGGTATGGTTCTAGTTGGTCAATCTAGTGGAGCTCAGGCAAAAATCACTAATCTTAGATTGATTTCTGATACTTCTGCTACATTGATTGGAAGTTTCTTTGTTCCAAATCCAAATTCAAATACTCATCCAAGATTCGAGACTGGTAAGAAGGTATTAAATTTAACAAATGATCCAAATAATAATCCAGATACAGCAACAACAACAGCAGAAGAAACCTTTGAATCTAGTGGTATTCTTGAAACTATTCAGGAAGATATTGTTTCTACCAGAAACGCAAGAGTTGAAACACAGGATGTTACTGATGGCAGGTCAATAGAAAGAACCATAAACACTGAAGTTATTCCAGGATCTAGAACAACAAGTACTCGTAGTTGGGGATTTAATAATAGACCTAGACGTTGGGGTGATCCACTTGCACAAACAGTTCAGATTGAAGATCCTGAAGGTATATTCTTAACACGAGTTGATCTCTTCTTTAGAAGTAGAGATGATATGAATATTCCTTTCATCTTCCAAATAAGAACAACAGAAAATGGAGCTCCTGTTTCTACTGTACTTCCAAATTCAGAAGTAACATTAAATCCATCAGAAATTAATTTATCTGCAGATGGATCAGTTGCAACACCAATCCAATTCGAGTCTCCTGTATTCCTTGAAGGTGGTAATAAAGAGTATGCATTAACACTACTTTCTAGTTCAACTAAGTATGCTGTTTATATTTCTAGAGTTGGTGAAAATGACCTAATTACTGAGGCATATGTATCTCAGCAACCATATCTTGGATCATTGTTCAAATCACAGAACGCATCTATATGGGAACCAAGTCAGTGGGAAGATCTTAAGTTTACTCTTTACAGAGCAGATTTCTTAACTAGCGGAACATTTGATCTTTATAATGCAGATCTTAAGACAGGAAATAATCAGATACCATATTTAAATCCAAATGCTTTAGTTGTTAATTCTAGACAATTAAGAGTTGGATTGGGTACAACAGTAGCAGATTCTGCACTTAAAGTTGGTAATACTGTTACTCAATTGAATAATGGTGCTACTGGTAATCTTGTTTCTACTGCTGGAATAGCAACAGGTGCTTTAAGTATAACAAGAGCAGGATTAGGATTTACTCCTGCAAGTGGACATTATCAATATGATGGTGTTAATTTAACTACTCTTAGTGGTAACGGTACTGGAGCTAAAGCAAATATCACTATAGCAAATGGAGTTGCATTAGGTGCTACATTCTCTGTAGGTGGTCATGGATATCAAGTTGGCGATGTCTTAGGTATAACCAGTATTGGTAATAATAATCTAGGATTGAATGCTAGATTATCTATCGCAACTATTGGAGATGTTAATGAACTTATTTTAGATAATGTTCAAGGTGACTATAAGGTTGGTGCAGCAAATACTGTAATGTTTACAAATAGTGCTGGAGTATCAACTGCATTAAACTTTAGTAATGGTGGTGATGTTCAAGTAGGTGAAGTAATAACTGCGAGTGATGGTGTTCATATTAAAGTGAACCATAATAATCATGGTATGTATTTTAATGATAATAAGGTAAGAATATTTGGTGTTAAATCAGATATTAAACCTACAAAATTAACTGTAGAATATAAATCGGATGCTGTTGGTGCATTATCAGTAGAAGATGCATCTGCATTCTCTATATTTGAAAATGTGGGAGTTGGTACAACTAATACTGGATTCTTACAGATTGGTGATGAAGTTGTTGAATATACTGCTGTTAGTGGTAACAACATTGGTGGAAATATTACTAGATCTGTTGATAAGGTTACTTCAATCGGTTCTAGCACTCTTATAGGTATTAGAAATTATCCTGTAGGAACACCCGTTTATAAGTATGAATTAAGTGATGTTAATCTATTGAGGATTAATAAGACTCATGATTTAGCATCAACAACTGCTACTGGAAAGGGTGAGGCTATTGGTTTTGATCATTATAATTTAGAAGTTGATATGTCTACTACATTTAATGATAATAATACAAGTAGGGCAGTTGGTACATCATTCCCTAATTTATATTTGAATAATACTAAATCAACTGGTGGAAATGCTATTCAGGCATCTCAGAATATTGCATATGATTTAATAAATCCTGCAATTCAAACATTATCTGTTCCTGGTACTACTATGACAGGTGAGATCAGAACAGTAACTAGTCAGAGTATAGATGGTAATGAATTACCTTGGGTTGATAATGGATTTGAATCTATTACCTTGAATGATAATAATTGGATGAATAGTCCAAGATTAATTGCATCAAATGTTAATGCAGAGAACAAATTATCAGCATTGCCTGGTAATAAATCTACTAACTTGAAGTTGACCTTGGGAACAACAGATTCTAGATTAAGTCCACTAGTTGATTTACAAAGATCTTCTCTTCTATTAACAACAAACCGTGTTAATAATGTAATTACTGATTTTGCAACTGATCCAAGAGTTAACGAAATAGGTACAGATCCTACTGCTTTCCGATATGTTTCTAAGGAAGTTGAATTAATTAATCCTGCAACATCTATTAGAATTATGTTAGAGGGTCATTTAACTTCTAGCAATGATATTAGAGCATTCTATGCAATTAGTGATAAGGAAAACTTTAATCCAATATTCGTACCATTCCCTGGTTATGCTAACTTAGATCAAAATGGTCAAGTTATTACTCCAGAGAAAAATAATGGACAGTCTGATACATTTGTTGCTCCAACAAATGAAGAATCATTCAATCCAAGTGAGTTGGAATTCAATCCTTATGAATTTACTATTGACAATCTACCGTCATTTAAATCATATAGAATTAAAATAGTTGCAACTTCTACAAGTCAAGTTTATGTTCCTCAAATTAAAGCCTTGAGAGTGATTGCATTCGCATAGTATGGAATTACAAAAAGTAAAAGATCAAACTTCTTTATCTCGTAATATTGAGTCAAATTCAATTGTAAATACAGATACGAAAGAATTTAATAAGTATATCATGAGAAAACAGGTGAGAGATAAAGGTCATGATAAATTGGATGTGATGGAAAATGATCTATCACTTTTAAAAGGTGAAATTAATGAAATCAAAAATCTACTCAAGGAATTGGTAAATGTCCATTAAAAATATTACATTCGATCCGACTTCAGGAGTACCTTATGCTGCTAACCTGACAATTCAGGGTGGTGCTAATTTTGATGCAACCTTTAATGTAGTAGATACTTCAAATTCACCATATCCCTTTACGACTGCATGGTCTGCAAATTCACAGATTGCAAAAAGTGTCGCAGTTGGTGCAACTTTAGGTGCATCTGCAACCTTTACTTCAGGGATAACAACCACATCCACTACAAGTAAAATAAAAATTTCTTTAGGTTCTACTGCTACCAGAAATTTAAGTGAAGGAAGATATGTTTATAATGTTTTAGTGGGGTCTGGAACAACGATATATAGCATAGTAAATGGTAATATTATGGTTTATGCAGGTGTATCGTCTGCACCCTAAATACTGTTAAGGAGTAGACGCAAATGGCAAAACCCGCAAGTAGATCAGACTTAATAAACTATTGCAAGAGGCAATTGGGTGCTCCTGTGTTGGAGATCAATGTAGCCGATGAGCAAATAGATGATTTAGTAGATGACGCTCTTCAGATCTTCCATGAGCGACATTTTGATGGTGTAACGAAGGATTATGTAAAATATAAAATAACTGAAGATGATATTAATAGAGGAAGAGGATTAACTGACCCTGAAGTTAGTGGAATAACCACAACTACAGTAACAGAAACGGTTGGTGTAACTACAGAATTTAAATTTGAAGAGAATAGTAATTATCTACCATTACCTCCAGATATTATTGGAGTAGAAAAGATTTTCCATTTTGATGGATCTGCTACATCTACCAATAATATGTTTAGTGTAAAGTATCAATTGTTCTTGAATGACATCTATTATTATGGTGCTACTCAATTGATGAATTATGCTATGGTAAGGTCTTATTTGTCTGATATTGATTTCTTATTAACAACCCAGAAACAATTTAGATTTAATCAGCGTCAAGATAGACTTTATATTGATATTGATTGGGCTGGTGTTCAAGAGGGTGATTATATGATATTTGATGTCTTTAAGGCAATAAATCCAGATGATTTTACTGGAGTATGGAATGATTCATTCTTAAAAAGATATGTGACCCAATTAGTGAAAAGACAATGGGGCCAAAACTTAATAAAATTCCAAGGAGTAAAACTTCCTGGTGGTGTTGAATTAAATGGACGGCAAATGTATGATGATGCAGAAAAAGAATTGGAGATTATTAGAGAGCAAATGTCTAATACTTATGAATTGCCACCATTAGATTTGATAGGTTAATATTATGGCACTTAATCCGTATTTTCAGCAAGGTGCTAGATCAGAACAAAATTTAGTTCAGGATCTTATCAACGAACAGTTGAGGATGTATGGTGTCGAGGTACATTATATGCCTCGAAAATATATAAAAGAAAATACGGTAATAAGAGAAGTAGTTCAATCTAAATTTGATGATGCATATCCCCTTGAGGCATATGTTGATACTTATGATGGTTATGGAGAGAATCCAGTTCTTCTAACCAAATTTGGTATAGAAGCAACAAATGAAATAACTCTTACTATTTCTAGGGAAAGATGGGAGAATTATATCGAACCTTTAATGGAAAATGAGGCAGATGTAAAACTAACAACTAGACCAAAAGAAGGTGATTTAGTATATTTCCCATTAGGTGATAGATTATTTGAGATTAAGTTTGTTGAGCATGAAAAGCCTTTCTATCAGTTACAAAAGAATTATGTTTATGAATTGAGATGTGAACTCTTCCGTTACGAAGACGAAGTTATCGATACAGGTGTTGAAGAAATTGATAATGAATTGGTAGGTGATAATGTTGATGGAACATCTGAAGACGGTATTCCAACAATATTAGGGCCTACACAAACCTTCACTTTGGTGGGTGCTGCATCTACTGCTGCTGCATACACTAGTGTGGTCGCCTCTGGTGGTATTAATTACTTTACCATATCAAATAGGGGTGGTGGGTATGTTACACCTCCTACAATCGGATTATCATCAGCACCTTCTGGTGGAACAACAGGTATTGCAACTGCTGTATTAATTGCTGGTATTCAATATTGCAATTTAAATATAGGACTTAATCAAAAGTCGGTACAAACAATAGAAATTGCAAATCCAGGTGCAGGATATACTGTTGCACCAGGTGTAGCATTTACTAGTGATAGTGGTGTTGGTGCAGCAGCAACCGCATTCATTGCCGATGGAACATTAGGTGTTACGACAGTTACAAGTGCTGGTGGTGGATTTACAAGTACACCTACAGTTACATTTGCAGGACCAACAGGGGTTGGAACAACTGCTACAGCTGTTGCCGTTATCAATGCAGCTGGTTCTGTTACTGATGTTAGATTTACTAATACTGGTGCTGGTTATACTGCTGGTGATCTTCCATTATATGCAACATTCTCTACTCCAGCAACAGGATCTGAAGGAGATTATAGATTCAATGAAACAGTAACTGGTGCTACAAGTGGAGCAACTGGTAAGGTAAGGACATGGAATTCTGTCACAAATGTTTTAGAAGTATCGTCAATATCAGGAACATTCTCAATTGGAGAAAATATAACTGGTTCTCTGTCAGGTGCAATACATGCATTGAGAATAGTTAATACAGAACCTACTGACGATGGATTTGCGGATAATATTAACATAGAAACAGAAGCAGATAAAATATTAGACTTTAGTGAACAGAACCCATTTGGGATGCCCTAAATAAGATACCAGGACTATAACAATGTTTGAATATTTTTATAACGAAATTCTGAGAAGAACCATTATTTCTTTTGGTACTTTGTTTAATGGTATAACTGTTAAGCAAGAGGATTCTACTATTAAGGTTCCATTAGCATATGGTCCTACACAAAAGTTTTTAGCTAGATTAGAGCAATCACCTGATTTAAATAAAGCAACGGCAATTACTTTGCCAAGGATGTCATTTGAGTTTACTGGTTTAACTTATGATCCTGCAAGAAAGGTAACAACAACTCAAACATTTACTGTCAAAGATCCAGATACTGGAAAAGATTCAAAGAAAGCATATCTTCCAGTACCTTATAATATGCAATTTGAACTTGCTATTATGTGTAAGTTAAATGATGATGCACTTCAGATTACAGAGCAAATATTACCATTTTTCCAACCTGCATATAATGTTACTGTTCAATTAGTTGAGTCAATTAAGGAGAAAAGAGATATTCCTATTGTATTGGAAAATATTACAATGCAAGATGATTATGAAGGAGATTTCACTCAGAGAAGAGTACTTCTTTATACATTAAGATTTACTGCAAAGACATATCTATTTGGCCCTGTATCCGATGCTTCCAAGGATATTATCAAGAAGTCTACTGTCAATTACAGAGGTGGAAAGGCACTTCCTGGTCAAAGAGATGTTACATACTCTGTTGCACCTAGAGCAATTAAGAATTACACTGGTGATGTTGTAACTAACTTGACTAATGATATCTTAATAAACGATATTGTTATTGCTGTTGATAATGCTTCTACTATAAATGCAAGCACTAATACAACCAGAACATATATTACTATTGGTGAAGAAGAGATGAAGGTTGTTAAGAAGGATGGAAATAATCTTACAGTTGAAAGAGGTAGAGATGGTACAACTCCTGCGTCTCATCTAAGGGGTGACGGTATTGGTTTAATTACTGATGCAGATGATGTATTAATTCCAGAAGGTGATGACTTTGGATTTGACGGGAATACATTCTAATGAAACAATTAGATAAAGCATTTAATATCACACCAGTTGAAGTTGAGACTACTCCTGAGAATGGTTGTTCACCTAAAAAGGAACAACTTACTAATATTACTAGACCTGAGAAACCTGATAGATTAACTAAAGATGATATTACAAAAGATTATGAATATACAAGAGGCAATCTTTATAGTATAATTGAAAAAGGTCAAGAAGCCATTGATGGCATTCTTGAATTAGCTCAAGAAACGGAAACAGCAAGATCATATGAAGTTGCAGGACAACTTATTAAGAGTGTCTCTGATGCAACTGATAAGTTAATGGATCTTCAGAAAAAATTGAAGGATGTTGAAGAAGAAACGAGTAAAACAACTAATGTAACTAACAATGCATTATTTGTTGGATCTACTGCAGAACTAGCAAAAATGATCAAACAAGAAAACTTGAAAAAAGAGTAATTTCT